GATTGATTGATTGATTGATTGATTGATTGATTGATTGATTGATTGATTGATTGATTATAAAATACTGGCAAATTGCATGTCAATACTTTTTCAATATATTTTTTCATTTTTTTATCCTTTCTACCATGTGTCAACGACATCATAGTCGAGAACTTCATTTCCGCTTTCTAAACATAATGCTCCGTTGCATTCAACGTGATCATCATAAAGAGATAATATAGGCATACCTTTTATAAGAGGAATAGTTGCTGATTCAGGTGTTGTTACTTTATCTGTTAGTGTGAATTGAAATTCATAATTATTTTTATAATCAAATTTTGTTCCTAATGATTTTTTAGTTATACTCCATTTCATATTCTCAGTATCAAGTGTTAAATCACTATCTGTTAAAACACCACCATCAGTCCATGTTGTATCACCCAATAAATGCCATTTCCAAACAATAGATAAACTATTTTCTTTAGCATTTGCATTATTTCCAAATTTACCACTTTTATAATAACCGCTTGCAGTTAGCAAAGCATCATTAGTTGTTTTATATGTTCTATCTAATTTACCCGTAATACTTGGTTTTGTATAAGATATAACTGTTGGTGTTAATTGCTTAACATCACTTGCATAATTACGACTATCATAAGCAACTAAATTAAATACACTTGCAGTTGTTGGATTATAAACTTTTTGCAATGGATTAGTTGTGTTTTCAGTAGTTATACCACCACCAGTTGTTATAATCCATTTTTTAAACGTAGACGACTTGTATATGGTTGCTGTTGCACCTATCGTTAATGTTGTATATCCAAGTATTATTGAACTTGTTGATCCTGTTAAATCTGCTGTAAGACTATCTACGTCAGTTGTTGGAGTTGATATTGTTGGTTTATATGTTGCAGGTACCGATGCTTTAAATGTGCAAGTTTTTATATCGCCAATTTGTGAGCTTCCATTATAAGTAGTTTCGTATAAAGTAACATTTGTTGACTGTGCATTAGGAATACTTGCATACCAACTACTTGGCAATGCCCATGAATATGAATCTACTTGTAATCCAGTTGCAATTGTTGTTTTAGATGTTTGAAAATCAGTTTGATATTCTAATTTATAATTAAATGAATTAGATAATCTATTTAAATTAATTGTGGCTGCTGATTCAATATTTGTATCATTACAAGAAGGTGTAGAAGCTCTAGGTATTGTCGGTAAATCGGCGCTAAAACTAGCACTACCACTCATTCCCCAATTACTATTCCAAGAAGTACTTGCTGATACACTCATAGATCCATCATTATTATGGTATACCCAATTTCCTAATTCATATAATGTAGTTTCTCCTGCATGATATGTTGCACTAGCATCATCACTTCGATATGAAATTCCAGTACCACTTATTGATTTAGATGTTGGAGAACCTGAATAAATATATTCAGCACTAGCATATAATGCTGAACGATATATAACGTAGGAACGATTATTAGCTATGTCTCGATCACTATATCTACTATAAAGTCTAATATAAGCATTTACACCACCAAAGTTTCCTACATAGTTGTTTGCTAATAATTGATATTCAGTTGTTAATGTCGCCATGATTAATCATCTCCAATATAAAAGAACCCAAGTCCTGAGTTCCCTTTGTATTTTGTTATGTTTGAAGTTGTCTTTTCCATTCGAATTGGTTTCTTAATTAAGAAATTACGAGCTGTTAAGTTGATACTTTCAACACCTTCACTTTTAACTGTTAATAGATCAACATTATCACTTTTACGAGTAACAACGATTCCATCTTCATCAGTAATACTTTTTGTTACACTATTTGTTGAATCTATAGTTAATCCATCTTTATTGAATGTAAATCCTGTTGTAGTTGTTACTTTATCAACACCATTTGTTTGAATATCAGTTATTTCAGTATTTGCTGTATCAATTTTTGTTGATAGTGCATCTACTGTTGATGAATCTGCTTTATTTTGTACATCTATTTGTAACTGATTTAATCCTTTAATTCTATCTGCGCTCATAGTTCCTGTTAATATGTAATCAGCTACTATTTGCCCTTCTTGTGTGATTGCTGTTCCATACGTACCATTTATACCAGTAGAAGAATAACCAAACCCACCAAGTCCCCATTTCCATACTTTTGTAGCTGTTGCTGGATCAGTAGTATCCATAACATATAAACATCCACTATTATCATCAATATAAATATAACCTTTAAATGGATGCTTAATAATTGAATTTACACTATCTTGTACTTCTTTTTTAATTATATTTGTATCTACACTAGCAACAGCATTAGCAATTTGAACATTGCTACTTGCTATCGTTGGTGTAGTAGATCCTAATTCCATTTTTGTTATTCTATTTAAATTGCAATTGTATATTGTCTTAACAATTCTAGTTGTAACACTTGTTTTTATTGATGGAATATATACATTAATCGTATCTCCTAAATGTGCTGCTTCTAGATTAGAATATTCTTTATATTCTATTGTTTTAGATAATTCTATAAAATCTAATTTAATTGATACTTTTGGCTTATCAATTCCTTGTACAAATAAATTATTTACTTCGGTTCTAATCAATTCATATGCTTGATCCTGAGTTGTACTATCATCTACTCCATATTTAGAAGTATATTTATAATAAATTGGTGTAGTATAGTTTCCTATAATAGGACTATCAATATATTTTTCTGGCAATAATAAACCATTATTACCTTCAGGCATTATTCTTGTTTTTACTGTTGAAAAATCATTTGTTTGTTCATAACCTGTTAAGTTTTTGCGTTCTCTTATCGATAATCCGTTGTTAGAGCCACGTTTTGCATGAACATACACACTCGGATAGGCAAACTCTAATTCTCCACCAAATCGCTTTAAAATAGCATTATCTACATTATAAATAGCATCTAATATGTTATATCTAACATAACGCGCTGTATATGTGCTAGTACAATCACCATTTATTGTAAATGTTAATGGTATTTTGGCATTAGATTGCAGATAATCTATTGCTTCTTGTGAATTCTTACTCGTTGGAGCGATATCTTCTAACCAGTCTTTACTCCAATCCCATATTATTTTATGTTTTGCATATATCGTTATAGTATCTTTTGTTGTATTCTTTTTAATTTGAATAATAGTAAATGGCTCTCCATTTGCTTTTATTATGTTTTCTTCTAATATGTAATCTACTAATACTCCTGTAGATGCATAATCAAACTCTAAATAGTATTCTCCATTCAGTACTTCAGTTATTATTGGATCACTTTTAACGTCTTTTAAAACTCCTATACCTAATGTTGAAAAATCAGTTGCTGATTTATCATATATGGTTATCATTATAACCACCCTGCTTTATAAGTAATTACTAATTTAGTAATACCAGTGCCAAGTGTTATAGCATTATTACCAGGTGTTAATACAGGGAATGAATCAAGTGTAACAGCACTATTTTTATTTAAACTATCTTTAGTACAGTTCATTAAATCACAATCAATAGTTATTCCATCCTCAGATGTTGTTACTGAATAACCATTTATTGTAAATGTTCCAGTACCTGTTACTACTACTGTAGGTGGTGTTTCTACATTGCCACCTACTATTATTGAACCATTAGACGTTATTACTTCGGTTGTTAGTGTTTTAGAATATGCAATAGGATCCATTATTAATTGAATAGGAAACTCTTTTAAGTCTACTAAGTATTTGACAAAATCAATTTGATTCTTTATTTTAGCTTTATATATTCTTCCTTCTTCTACAGAACGTTCTAAATAAAAAACACCTTGAAGTTTTGCTTTCAAGGTGTCAATTTTACTCAAATCAGTAACGATACATTTAATTGTTATTGTCTTTTGTTCATAATTTCCATTATCAATATGAAGATTACCATTTCGTCCATTGACACTAACTGTCTCAATATTTCTTAGTGCTGTCGGAATAGCACCTATATCTTTTATAACTATTCCTAAATCATTGCTTGAAGTTCCATTGATTTTAAACCATTCCATAAATTACACCGTCGCTTTCTTTTGCATATAATATAATTCTTCAGCAATATCTTGAATATCGCTTTCTTTTTTAACTTCTATCTTTTCAATATAGAAATTGTTATTTATTGTAGAGTTGTTTTCTACTTTCTTTTCTTCACCATCGGAATATTTTTCGTTCTCTTTTGCAGTCATGACACGTTCGCCTTTATGCAATAAAGCAGGCATTTCATCATATGGTACATAATCAAGTCCTTTAGCAAGTCTTGGTATTAATGGAATTGATATTCCTTTACCACCAACACCAGGAACCCAATCAGGTATTTTTAAATTGTCTAATCCACGAATAAATGTATTTAAACCATCAATTATTAAATTAATAGGCCATTTAACTATATTTACAAGTCCATTAAAACAACCACTAAAGAAACTTGTTATATTATCTAGTACTGTTTTTAATTTGTCTTTAACGTTAGTAAAAACATTAACTACAAAATCACAAACTACTTTAGCTGCCACTTTTACTTTATCCCAGTTCATTATTAATAAAACTACAGCTGCTATAATAGCTGCAATAATTAATACTGTTGGATTTAATGACAATGCAGTAAAGAATTTTTCACAAGTCTTTTGTGCTTTCATTATTCCATCCATAATTTTTAATGCTTTAATTCCACCCCATAATGTAACTACTATAGGTAAAATTACATTGATGTGTTCAAATAAGAACTTTAATAATGTAATACATATATTTAATACAAGTTCTATTGTTGGCTGTGCTTTCTTTATTGTATCTTGTATTTGAGGAGCATCAGCTTTTACTTTATCTAATAATGATTGTAAAGCAGGCAACAATGAAGACATAAGTGTATTCTTAAATCCATTTAATTCAAGTTCGACATCTTTCATAGTATCGCCAAACTTAACACCATTTGATACAGTGTTTTGATCAAGTACTATCCCTAATTCATCAGCATTATTCTTTAATTCATTTATTCCTGCACTACCTTCAGCTAACAATGGTTTCATGTCAGTATATGCTTTTCCAAATAATTGTGTGCCTATTGTTGTTGCCTCAGTTGTATCACCTAAATCGGCTAGTTTAGTTAAAACTTGATCATATATTTCAGTAGTACTTTTTGCACTACCATCAGTATTAGTTAAACTAACACCTAATTGGTTAAATGAATTTGTAGCTTCTTTGTTCCCATTTGTTGCAGCAGCAATTTCTTTGTTTAAAGTTTTTGCTGATTTTTCAACTGATTCCAAACTTACACCACTTTGTGTAGCAGCATAGTTTAATCTTTGCAATTCTTCTACTTGTATCCCAGTACGTAATGAAGATTTATCAAATGTATCAGCAGTTGAGGCAAGACCACTTTCTAGAGCAGTAAATACTCCTGTTACAGCAGTTGCTGCTCCAGTAACTATTGATCCTACTTTAAGGCCTGTACTTGCCATTTGCGTTATTGTTCCACCCAATGTCGTCTTGGCATCTTTGGCTTCTTTATTAGTATCTTTAAGTGCAATTTTGGCTTTTTCATTATCAATATCAATTTTACCCATTAAGGTGAATAATACTCCGCCTAAATTCATTTTTTATCACTTCCTAAATTCATATGCTCTAATCCATAGTCTTTTAAAATATCTTTAGCACTTCTATTTGTACCTTTTATATCATTAAAATTACTATTTGTTTTGCCACCTAATTGATTGTTTATTTCGTCCATTACTTTATTAAGTATCATTGGTAATTCATTATCTTTTTTAATCGCATATTCTAAGCAATTAATAAACAATTCCACTGGCTTATCATTAAACCAATCTATTCCACCATAATACTTGTAACATAAACGTAAGATACCAGGTGTTCCATATCCTACGGCTATTTTAAAAAACTTTGTATTGTATTATTAGAAAATAATTCAGTAAGTACAGGTATTACTTCAATATTTTCTGCTTCTTCATATGTTATTCCTTTATAATCAGCAATAAATTGTGTTGTTTCTTTTTCGGCTTTATAGTAATTTGATATAAATAATGCAATGATATTGTTATATAAATCTTGTTTATCAATATTTCCATTATCATCAAAAGTTACTTTTGAATCTATTATTGCTTGAGCAATTCCCATCTTATCTAATATCATTGATAAATTGCATAATGCTTTGTTATTTAAAACAAATTTTTTTTCATTCATAACTCTTGTTATTTCTTCTTCTTTCATATTTCCTTCTTTCCTTTTTTTAAATACTTATTAAATTAAAATAAATATTTAAAAAAGAGAGAGAACTCTCTTACTTAGTACCTATTGCTATTGGATTAGTTGTAGAATTTGTTATACTCCATATAGGCGCATCAGTTTCTGCTAATGCATCATAATGACCAGTAAACTCTAAATTATGCTCGTTTTCACTCTTTGGTTTGCATTCATATGTGAAGTCCCCTTCATGCATAGGTGAATCTAACTTAATAGTAGTAAACGAACCATCTAAATTCTTACTAATAACGGCAACATTAGCTAAATATGCAGTATCTTTAATAAGACCAAATGCTCCAGGTGTTAATGCATTTTCAGTAACAGTAGCATTAGGTATAGCAAGTTGTAGATTTTCAAGAGAGCAACATAATGTTTTAATTGCCAATGTTACATCTTCACCATCTTTTACTTGTAATCCTTTAGTTTTGCCACGTCTACCATCATAGTCAATATCACGAATTGTTGGTTTTGCAGTAAATTTAGCACCACCACGAGTAGGTCCTAAAACTCTTTCGGTTGTTTCACCTAAATCTACAACTACAACACCTTCATCTACTTCGATTTTATTGAGATCTTTTTGTGTTAAAACTTTTATCATAAATAATTTTCCTTTCTAATAAAAAAGACGTGCAACAAATGTTACTCGTCTATAAATTAAGTCTTGATCCTGTTCTCTTGTAAGATATTGGCTATCAAATCCAATATGGAATCCAATAGTTGTGTCTCTATAAGAGTAATTGTCTAATAGTTCTCTTAGTTCATCAGCAATCGTTTCAGCACTTTTAGTTCCGTTATTTAATTCATTTGTATATATCTCTATATCAAACAAATAAGAATAACCATTATTTAATGGCGATATTGATAAAGTAGGAATAACGCAATATGGAAATGTAACTGTCTTAGGTACTTTGTCATAGTAACAAGTCTCCTTAGTATTAATTACATTCAATAACTTCTCAATAAATGTTTCAGTCATTCATATCATCGTCCTTTCCTTCATCTTCGTCTATATCAGCAGCATTCATATATTTTTCAAGTTGGGCTAGTTTCTTACCCATTTGTGTTTCAATTTCACTAACATTGTTATATGCAGCGCTTCTTAGATAATCTCTTCCTTTAGAACCTGGATGGTTTGCTTTATAGCCAAAATATTGTCCATTATAGCCACCTAGTTTGTAAGAAGAAAATCCATATGTTGATAATTCTTTTGTTTTAATAACGTGTGGTTTAGTACCAAATTCAATCCAATAAGGATTTACCCAAAATGCTTTAGTCTTGCCACTTTTCTTTTTAAATTTTTTATAACCAACTACACAAGTAAAATCGTTATTATCATCTATAAATGTTTTATAACCAATTTGTTTATCAACAAGTACACCAGTCTTACGTGGTAAACTTGTTTTCATTGCTTCTTTAACAACTTTTCCTGCACTATTTAATGCAGCTTTTGATAGTTTTACAATTTTTGCTATTTGTTCGTCGCTATAATCAGTAAACTCAACATTATCAGCCATTATTTACTACCATTGACGATAAAGTAACTTCTACATTATCGCCCACTTCATAAGTTCTTGTGATTGTATAAAGTTTATTATTATATTCAACGTGTGTAACATTAGTTAAGTCAACTAATTTCATGACAAGTTTTATTTCAGGTTTATACCCTGCAACTGCACTTTGATAAAATTCGCTTTGTCCTATGCTCTTGACGTCGCAATATACGGCTGTTTTAGAGTACTTTACGATAGGCCTGTGTAATTTATCTAACGTTGTAGTTTCGCTCTCTAAATATGCTATATCTTTAAATCTAGCCATATCTATCACGCTCCTGTCGTTGTTGTAGTTGTACTAGGGTAATTTAGACATAATACTTGTTTAACTAAGTCATAACTCTTTGCAAATCTATCACTATCGCTATTATCAAATCCAAAATTGGCTTTGCAATAAAAGATAATTGATTGAATTACTAAATTATCAGTTGGTTCAGTTGCATTTTTAGGAATGATGCTAGAAGAAGAAACGCCAGCATATTCCAAATCTTTCTCAGCGGCTGCAATCAACAAATTTATTTCATCATCGTATGCAGTATTATTTATTCTAAGTGCTAATTTTACTTTATCTAACATTTCTATCTTCTCCCATCAATTTATGTTAAGCAGTTTTTACTGTTAACAATGCGAATGCTTTATCATATAGTAACTTTGATTCCCCACGTGCATATCCACTATAAATATATGTATGTGCTTTAATATCTTTGTCATCTTCAATCATGATATCTTGTACCATGTTCATAACAACTTTTTTAGAATCACCAACTAGGATTTCTCCATCAGCTAATGCATCTTCCATTTTTACTAAACCACCAAGCAATACACCACTAGCTTTATCATTAATTGATGGTTGATAAAGTGGTCTACCAGTAGTATCTGTCATACTACATAATGCATTGTACAAAGTAGTTTCATTGCAATATACAAAATGATTTTTTGCTTTCTTTAATAAGCCAAATAGTTTTGTTACATCAGTATAATCTACCTTATTAACTTCTGCTGTTGTGATCTTATTTGCTGCATTAACATCAGTTTTTATTTGAGCAATAGTATCTTCAGCTAATACTTCGCCAAATTGAGTAGCAATTTCAGTTTTAAGATATTGTTCAAAACTCTTAATTGACATCTTAGCCATTGCATATGATAATTCAACAGTCTTAGAAAAGTCTTTCCCACTTAGAGTTACTTTAGCTAATCCGTTTTGTTCGTTTTCGTTAGCAGTGCCTTGTGCTACATTCTTAGCTCTACCAGCAGTAACTGTAGTATGTGTAGTAATTTGAATTGCAGTTCCTGTTCTATAAATAGTAATATCATCCAATATTGAATGCTCTCCACTAATTAAATCCCAAATTTCATCAACCATTTGTGTTGGTACAGGTGCTGCATCCATATCAGTTGTGTGTACGAATGCTCTTTTTTCAGCTTCATCTAAATCTCTACCTAATAGATTCTTTAAAAATGCTGAACGATATTCTTTTGTAGAATATATATCTTCTGATTTCATTTCTTTATTTTCCTTTCCTTCATCAGCAATTTGTTCTTTTGCATTACCAAGTTGTGCTACCTTTGATAGAGTATTTTTTCTATCCTCTACATTTTTAATAATTTCTGATTTTCTTTTTGTAAGCGCATCAACTTCATCATTTAAAGTTTTAAGTTGTTCTGCTGTAATGTCTTCGTTAGATAATTCAACAGTAATCTCATCTAATCTTTTTTGAATTTCATCCATATTTAATTTCCTTTCTCTTTTAAAATTTTGGATTTTAATATTAGTTTTTCTCGTTCTAATAAACGTTGCTCTTTTAACTTATCCAAGTTCTTTTTCTCGCTATCCAGCGAAGATAAAGCACGAGCATATATCGAAGTACTATCGTAAAATGGTGTATCCACAACACTTACGTCATACAAACGATCAATCTTAGTAATGGTTCTAGTTGGACAATCGCTTTCTAGATTTGTCCAACTATCGCCACCATCAGCAATAGTAAAAGCAAAGCTCATTTTATCTAATAGCCCTGCTTTTATTGATTTATAAATATCTTCTCCAGCTGAAGTATCTATTAACTCAGCTCTAATTTTTAATCCTTTGTCATCTACTGTTAATTGCAATGAATTATTCCTAGTTCTTGCCAAAATTAAAAAATTATCGTTATGGTTGTATCTAAATGGAACATCCTTCATATCACAACCATTTAATGCATTTGCATCAATTACTTCAGTAAAATCATGTGTTGCAGGTTGTCCAAATACTATTGCGTAACCTTCAACAATCATTTTTCCGTCATTTTGCTTATCATCTCTTGCTTCTAATTTTTCAGCTAAAAAACGAATTTCTTTATTACTTGTCATTTAATTTAATTTCCTTTCCTGCATAATAAAAGACAACATTTTTGTTGCCTTTTATTTTTTTTAAATATTCATAAGAATGTGCTTCTTTTAAATCAATTCTTTGTGGTGTCTTGGCTGTTGCCATCGCTTCCGTTTGAACTTGAGTTTTTAGTTCCACTGTCTGAATTTGCTCCATTATTATCATCTCCTTCTAAATCTTTATTTAATTCAGTTATATCTGTATATTCTTTTCTTATATATCTCTTATCGCCATCAGGTACATGAGGCATTTGCCATATATCCATTACTTGATTAGTACTTAATATCCCACGATCAAATAATTGCTGAGAAACTTGTAATTTAGTACTATTACTTGCAAATTGTAATTTAGTACTTTCTAACGTTATATTTTTATCACTATTTATATCGTTAGAATTAATTAACATGTTAGTTAGAACTTCACCAATTTGAATTGCAATTGGTTCAATACATCCTTCATAAAAAGAATTCCATTCATCTTCTGTTGCTTTATTTTGCAAAATATTTTCACTGACATGAAAATAATCAAAAACATTGCTCTTAATTATTTCCATTTGGTCTTTATCTACTATAAATGGTTTAGAATCAACTTTTTGAACATCAGAATATTTATTATCAAAAATTAAAACACCATTATTGTTATCAACTGATAATTGATCATTCTTTAATCTTTCTTGCTCTTTCTTTAATGATTCAGGATTCATAACAACATTTAGTTTTGCTAAAAATCTAATTGTAGCTGCTGATTTAATTCCTGCTGTAATTCCTTGCTCCTGAGTGCTAATTAAATCCATTGTGCTTTGTAGTGCATCATTTGATGTTCCAATAAATTCTTTATCATAATAATGTCTTTTTAAATGGCCTACATTTTTGTAATATTCATAAAAATATTTATTGTCTACTTTATATTTTAAAAATGGTTCTCCATTATACATTAATATTTCGCTTCCTGCTCCACGAACAGGATACAATCCTACTATTTTTTCATAATATTCGTCATAAATTGGAACAATATAAGCATTGTTTTCAGCTAAATAAATAGTAACTAATTTATAAAGGAATTGTTGCATAGTCATTATTTTATTTGGCTTTGTTGTTAACATTGTTTTTACGTTAGAATATTTTTTAACACCAAAATCAATTTTAGGATTTAATTTGCTGCATTGGTTAGCAATAATATCAATAGTACTTCTTATCAAAGTCATTTCATATAAACTACCAGTATATGTTGTGTAAATTGGATTATATCCTTCTAAAAGTTTCCATACTTGATTAATTTGAGTAGCTGTTAATCCTCTTTTTTCTTTATTTTTAAAATTAAATAATTTCATTCTATATACCTTTCTAAATCATATTTTGAAAATCTGAAAAATGTCTTTGATATACTACGTATGAATCAATTAAAGACATTGCTCCATCAATTCTTAATTTTTTGTTTCTACCTTTTACTGGTCTTATATTATCGTTTTTATCGGTTTCTATTTGAGTATTAGTTAAACACCACTTTAATATCGGATTGTTATTATAATTAATCTTCTTAGCTTTTAAATCACTTGCTAGTAATTTCATTGGATTGCTCATCGTCTTAGCACCTTGAATTACTTCTTCAAGTGTGAATTGAGAATTTTTCATTTCTTCTACCCAAAATTGAGCATTCCAACTATCATAACCAACCCATAATGTATAAATTCCATATTTGTCTCTTAAATCTATATACCAATCAGTTACGTCAGTATAATTTACTTTATTTCCATCACAAAATCTTATATAACCTTGTGCTTCCCACAATTTATATGGAACTTTATCTTGCTGTTCTTTAAATTCAGCCATTTCACGTGGAATAAAATACATTTGTGTTAAAAATAAACTTCCTTCTTTTTGTATCAAACAACTTGCGCAAGTTAAATCTCCAACACTAGATAAATCAACACCACCAATTCCATAGCAGTTTTTCAAATATTTTAAATCAAATGTATTTTTGTTTTCTATTGAATCAAATGTTAACCAACTTCCTGTTCCAGTTTCTCTTACATCAAATTCTTTTGTTAAAACTGATGGAAGAGATGATTCATCTTCTTTTGCTTGCTTTACTAGATCGCGTAAATAATCAATAGACTTAATAGTACCTAATCCTGGATTTGCTTTAACCCAATTCTCTTCTTTCCATATTTCTTTTTTAGAATCTAATTCATAAATAAAAGGTAGAAAATGCTCATCAACATTTCTATCTTCTATTACTTTGCATGCATAATCATATTTATCATCATATATGTTTTCTCTAACATAACCAGCTGTTGTGATCATAAACAATATTGGTTGTCGTCTTACACTCATACTTTGTTTAGTTACATCGTAGATATTTCTATCTTTTAAAGTATGCAATTCATCAATTATTCCACAATGAATATTTAAACCATCTAATGTATTACTATCACTTGATAATGGTTCAAAAGTACTAAACGTAGATGGAACATATAAATCACTTTTTCTTTTTATAACTTTTTTTCTTAACAATGGACTTTGTATTACCATATTCTTTGCTTCGTTAAATACTATTTTTGCTTGATCCTTTTTACTTGCAACGCAGCAAACTTGTGCGCCACCTTCACCATCACTTAAAAGCATATAAAGTGAAAGCGCACTTAGTAATGTTGATTTCCCATTTTTTCTTCCAACTATTATTAAAACTTCTTTGTATCTTCGAATTTTTTCTGAATTAACAAAACCAAATAATGCTTGGATAATTGCTTTTTGCCACAAGTCTAATTTTATTGGTTTATTAATCCATGTTGATTGAGATTGTTTGCAAAATGATTCTATAAATCTTATTGGTCTATTTGCTAAATAATCATCATAATGATATTTCCCTGGATTATCTAATTCATGAATTAAATAAGCAACTTCTTTTTCTACTTTCTTTGAAACTTTAATTTTTCCTTGAATAATTTGGTCATAATAAATTCTAATATAATTCATTGTTAAATTTGTCTAAATCATCATTAGGATCAGTTGCTTCTAATTCTGGTTCTATGATGTCATATAAATTTTTTACTAATGCATTGTAATTTTTTATTAATGCATTGTATGATTTCATTTCAGGTCTTTCACATTCAACCAAATTACCATTTTTACCAATTGCCATTAAACATGTTGTTCCTTCAGCATCAATTATTTTTTTTAATTTATTTAAAGTCTTCTCGCAAAAAATTGCTTGTTGTAATAGTGATGATGCAATTGGTTTTTTATCAGATTTAATTGATTCAACACTTGATTTTAATGATTTTAAATTCATTCTCTTCATCATTTGGTATACCCCCCTCATATGTGTTGGTCGCAGGTCTTCGAAGGTTCAGGCGCGGTCTTCTTAGCAACTGCTCTTTTTATTCAATAGGGGCAGTATACTTGATTACTTCGATTGCTATTATATTAATTCCATTAATATAAAACATATTTTTATCTACATCTTCTATACCTACCATGTTGCCGTTTGATAATTCAACAGCAAGCTGTTCTGTATTAGTGTTTATATCTACATCTATGTCAAGAAATGTATTGTTTGTATATATTCTTATTATCATTTATACCCTCTTTTTATAAGTTGACCATTGCTATCAAACATAACTTCTTTAGTTGTTGTTGATGAATCATTATGTAGTAATGCATGACAATCTCTACACACTGGTATTAGATTCTCTTCACCTAATGTAATGTCTTGATTGTTAATGTTATCAGGTGTTAACCATATCTTATGATGAACTATCTCAGCTGGTTTCTCTTTGCATACCTGACATACTCCATAATACTTACTCATAATATAATCACGAGTATGAATCCATTTCTTTGACTTATAGAACTTCTCTGCAAACGGTTTCATATGATCACTCTTTTTCAACTTCTTCTATTTGTTTCCATATTTTGTGTCTTATTTTAGGCGACAATTCTCTTGCATATTTTAAATTCAATATAAATAATAATCTCTTTTTTACTTGATAATTCATAAGCGCCTTTTATTCTTAGTTACTTCAGAAACGTATAACTTAGGAGGATATACATTTCTAAACTAACTACAAATAGTTAGCTACACCAACACATCTATAACTAGCGAAGCATCATGGAAAAATTGCATTTCATTTGATTCTTCAATAATGTTAGTGTTTTAGAAAATAAAAAAAGCGAGGTGATGTTGCTCTCTTTATAAAAGATAATTCTTTATTAGTGATTACTAATTATAATCACTCTAGAATAGATAACTAATACCATTTGATAACGCACGCGACGCTTTTGTTTTACGGTGTTCCGGATATGCTATTCTTGCGACATAGCAGCACCAACAATAACAGGCCCCCGCTAAGGGCTTACGATTTTTCGTTCTCGCTAAAGAACTACTTAATTATCTACTCTAGACTAATTATAATAATTAATCTTGTTGTAAAGGCAATTACAACATATAAACAATAGTAACTTAACATAAGTTTCTTTAATGTCTAACTTTAAAGACATGTTATTACTTTTTCTTTTTTCCTTTGCCACATGCTCTTTTACATTTTTTTGCCATGATTAATCATCTCCCTTTTATATGTTTTTGTTTGCTCAAATGGATCAGTTAAAGTACTGCCATTTAAAATGGTATGAACATTTATATAATAATCATTTGTTGGTGGTTGTTTTGTTTTATTTAATTCTTTAAAACAATCATTTAATTTTAAATATGTTTCATAATTTTTTTGTTCTAAAATACTATGTAAATATTTATGAGAACGTTTTGTTAATAAAGCACCATTATCAAGTGATTTGCGACCACCACAGGCCTTTTTAACAATATGATGGTAAGTTATAGGATTATCTTCACTAATATTGTCTCCAAGCCAATCTATACCATTTGGCTGGAATATATCAATTAGTTCTTCTAATATCTTTCCACTCATAAATTCTCCAAAATAAAAAGACACCATATTGGCATCTTTCTATAGCTATAAGAAAAAGACAGGAGTTATTTATTTTTTTCTTATGATATCATTATAACTTATAAAGTCGGACATTGAACGGACAACTTTAATATCTAATTTTTTCTAATTTTTCTTTCTTTTCCTTCATTGAAGTCATCGTATATAAAGCTGTTGTTTCTATTGATTTATGACCTAATATATCTCTTAACTCGTCTAAATCAATTCCTGACTCTTTGCACTTTTTAGCAAATAAATGTCGCCATGCATGAGGATGTATTTTATCTGGATTAATCTTTGCTTTCTTTGCAATCTTTTTTAATCGCTTTTCAATACATCGATTTGAAAGCATTTTAGTTGGATCTACTGGAGATCTAAATATAATACCTGATTCTATTTTGTTCTCTTTGCAATAATGTTTTAAATCTCTTCTTAATTCGTTTGTAACAATTAATGTCCTTTCTTTCCCTTTGTTATATGCACCTTTAATATAATTAGATTGTAAATTTTCTACTGTGAAATATTTTAATTCATCCAATCGTATGCCAACGGATGCGAATATTTCGATTATATAATACATATCAATCATATTTAATCGCTTTGCCCATCTAAGCATACGTTTATGCTCTTGTGGTTCAATAATATCATCAATTGAAGATTTTTGCTGTTCTTTGAACTTCTTTAATTTTAAATCAGAATGATCAGCAAATTTTAGAAACTTATTTAGAACGATTATATATTGATTTCTTGTTTTTATTGCATAACCTTCGTTATATAATTTATCTTTATAATTAATTAATAATTCTTTATTTAAATCGAATGTATCAGGAATAAAATCAATGAATTTATTAATTGCATTGGTATAGCTTATCGTTGTTCGTTTAGATTTTTCGTCTAATCTTTCATTGGTTATAAAACTATTTCTTAAATCAATTATTTCTTTTTTTGTCATAAAACCATCTCTAATTCTTTTATAAATTTGCGTTATAACTAAACGCAATTAAATGATTTTTTGCCTATTTTTAACGTTCGGTTATGCTTATGATTATTCGAACTACTACTAAATATTATCTTGGCCTTAATTATAAAGCATAGGAATATAATTTTATTTAAATTATACTTTTTTAGATTTTTAATGCTTTTAATTTAATGATTTAACAATGAATTTACCAAGTCGATTCTTTATCACAATTATTAATAATATATTTTAAATCATCATAATGTTCTGGTATCATATTTTCTTTTCTAGATTCAATATAATTATTTGCAACGTCTAATCTATGTTTATACAATTTTAATTGCTTTTTAAGTTTTTGATTATTTATATGTAATTCGCGAATAACTTTTAATAAAGATTTAGCATTTTCAATTAAAACACCATTAACATATAATGATCTATTATCAATAGTACGTGTTACAACTATTAATGGTTCATCCTTTATTAATTCTTCATATTCTGTTAATATTTTCATATTAGATATCTCCTATTCTTTTGGCATTTCATAAATTATCGTAGTTGGTTGCTCTGAGTAACCTTTAAATTCAAAAGTCCTTTCGTATTTTGGCTTTAATATTTTTTCTATTTCATCTAAAACCTGCAATGCTCTCGTCTTGGTCTTATATAATCCTAATGAATAAAGTATGTTATTTTTATCAGTCATTACTTCACTTTTATAAGTTCCACCAATATATAAAAAATTTACTTGCATTAAAGTCATTTTATCTTGACTTCTTATCCATAACTTCATTATTTATCACCTATTCTTCGATTTTAAATTTTTTAATAATATAATCGATATTATGATTCAAATCATATAGATAAGATTTTATATATGAACTTTCTAATGCTACCCATCTTAATGAATCTAATTCATTATGATTTTTAAAACATTGATCAGCTTCTTTTTTTGTTTTATAAGATTTTTCACATATTAAACAATGATAATGTTCTTCTAATGTTATGTCACTAGATTCTTCCCCAGATGCTATTAAGTTATTTCTGTGTTCATAATATGTATATTCTAATATTTCATCTTTCGTATACCCTTTAAATGATTGTTTATATTCTTCTAATGATTCCATTATTATCATCTCCTTCTTCTATTAAATTACCATCTAAATCATATATTTTATAACTTAATACTTTATGATATTCATTTAAGTACTCGCATCTTTTAAGATGTTTTAAATTAGGGTTTATTTTATTTCTTTGATATTCTAATACTATATTATTTGATAATTTATTCATTTCTATATCTATAATAAACCTGTAATGCAATGTATTATAATCATCACAATATTCTTCAGAATAATATTTTGGTTTATTATCTTTTATATTTAACATTGCTTATCATCTCCATAGTTCTATAAGTACAGTTATCATGACAACAATAGCTGTTATAATAAGAAAGCATATAAATGTTAATAATATACTTTTACCTATTCCCCAATCAACTCTACTCGTTTGATTCGTGCATATATTAAAATATTCTGTATAACCAATTTCTTCTCTTTCTTTAATGCAATCTGCATTATTTAAGTTTATATCGTAACTATTCATATTCTTTATCACCTATTCTTTAAATAAAATGCAATTTCTTGTAATGAATCAGCAATGTCATGTAATTCTAGCCATATAAAGAACGATACAATTGCAATTAATAATTCCATATTACTTATCATCTCCTAATGCTTTATTTTTATAATCTAAAATTGGTTTAAAGTTACTATTAGCAATTATTTTTTCATAAGTATAAACTTTTGCTTCTAATTCTGCTAAACTTCCAGTATTTAATGTTAATATTTTTTTAATTATTTCATTAAAATATCTGCTTATAATAACAGGTTCAGCATAACCAAGCGACCTTGTATATTCTTCAAAAATAGCTTTTATATCTTCTTCTTTCATTATTTATCATCTCCTATTGCTTTATCTATTGTATTTTCTATATTTTCTATTGTTTCAAACGTGTTTATTATATTCATATTATCTATATATTTTTTGATATCTTTTAATGCTTCATATAATATATCATCGTGTTGTAATAATACGTCTAGACACTCTTCTTTGGTTTGCTTTATTTCTATGCCAAGTACATAATGACGCTTTATTTGATTGTATTTTTCTAATTCATCATTATTCATTTTTAACACCTAACGCTTTATTTGCTATTACAATTATTGTATTACATATGAAAATTCTACCTGCATCTTTAATTTTCATATTATCTAATGTGTATTGTGCAAATTCTTTGATATCTTCTAATTTGTTTATATAATTTTTATTTGCTTTTTCCAACTTATTAAGTTTTTGCAATTGTTTAAAACTTGTATTAGTAGACTCATCAGTATAAAATCTTTTAAAAGTTCCGTCTAATTCATTTAAAGCAATGCAAGTATATTTTTCCTTTCTTATTCCTTTAGGTTTACCACTTTCTGCGAGTTCAAGCATATCTTCTTTTGCCCACATATATATATAATTTGGTGTATCTACTCTATATGTAATATCTGAATCTCCAAATAAAGAACCTTTAATAATACTTTTAATAATTCCAATATCACCATATATTGTTTTTACTTTATCTCCGACTTTGAATTTCATTTATTCACTCTTTCTAAATCCAATATATTTTATTTTTTAAATTTGGTATGTTATAGCATATCCAACAACAAGCAGTATTAAATGAATTCTTTTTACCTATAAACTTGATTCGCTTTTTAAATATTATTATTGATATTTTATCAATGCTTTTTTCATATAATTCTGCTCGTATTGGTGTTTCTAATGTTGATAATGGTAATAGTAGACAAAATGATCTAATTTTATTTTGATTAACCATCTCGAATGTTCTTTTTATTATTTCGTTTTGTTGACTAAATGGTGGGTTGCTTATTAACAAATCGCAATTTATTGGTGGCTCAGTTTTAAAGAAATCATTTCCCAAGTCATCAAATATATGTGTTGCTTTATATTTAAGTTTTAATTCATCAGCTTTTAATTTGAAATGACTGTCATAATTGTTAAATGGAAACCATATCATTTTAAATTGCTCTATATTGATTATTTTATAAATGTCTTCAACTACATATCTTGGTGTAGCAACATGATCTTTATCAATTAGTTTGTCTTCTTCATAAGTCATATTAATTTCCTATTAAAAAATCATCTATTGTCATTTGCCCATCATCAATTAAGTGATTATCTTTTAATGTCTTAATCATTTTATCTAATTCCATTGATAATTTGTTGTATTTGCCTGTTGTATAATCAGTAATTATAAATGTATCTTTAGGCAATATTAATTTTCCATCATTTCTTATAAAATCACTCATTGATATATCAAAATATATATATGTTGTTATTCTCTTTTCATAGCAATATTCTTCATAATAAGTACTTATTTCGTTTTTCTTAAATCCCATTGCTTTAAGATTGTCTAGTGATGGCTCTTTAATAGGTATTCCATATTTGCTACCATCAATTTGAAATATTTTATATTTTTCATATTTTTTAATGAAATTGTTTAATGGTACATTTTCCATATTAAAGTCCTAATTCTTCTAATGTATATGGTTGGTTATCTACCATTCCTTTATACATTCTTTTATCTTCAAAAGTAGGAATTGGTAATTCTTCTCCATTTTCAAAAATAATTCTTATATAAAACTTCTTTATTTTATGATATTGGTTTTTATGAACCTTATTATCATTAAAAAAAACATCTATCATATCTTCAGTTTTAATCTTTGTTATGCTTTTTATTTTGTTTTTAGTTGGTTCTATTACATACTTAATTACATTGCCTAGATATTCTTTTTCTATATCATCAAGTATTTCTTCTTTATGCTCTTTTAAATCAAGTCCAAGTGTGTTATCTCCATAAATAACACTATTATATATACATTTACCTAATACATCATATTTTTTTCCTTGATATTCAATAATATCTTTTGCTACTTTTTCGCTACTTTTTGCTACTTTTTCGCCACTTTCTATTGGTTCTAGCATTTCACCAGACCAATAATAAGCATTTCTATCAATATCTAACATGTAACAATTATTAAATTCTAGTATTTCTGTTATAGTTGCTATTTTATCTTTATATTCGTCCATACAACTAATATAATTTATATTTCCATATATACCTTGTTTTAAATCTTTTCTAACTCTTACTTTATCGCCAACTTTGAATTTCATTTGTTTTCACTTTCTTTATAATAAATTTCATTTATAATAATTGATTTTATTGTTTCTTCACTAAATTTTGTATCATGTCTTTTGATTAAAAAATAATATATCATGTCTATTGCTTTTTTATATTTTTTTAATGTAATTATTAAATAATCAACATCTTCTTTCGATAATTGTCGACAAGCAACTTCTTTATCTTGTCTATTTGCATATTGTATCCATAATGTATCGCCTAAATATTTAACACAATATAGATCGTCTCTTGATAATAAATCTTTTATATTCATTTATTTACTCTTTCTAAATATGGATATAATAATGATTCGATTTTTTCTTCTTCACCTTTTTTAATCCATATTCTATCTGGCCATATTTGTGCTAATACTGCATTCCAATTACCACCAGGCATTTCTTTTTCTAATCTATATACATTTTCAGATTTATAATAAATAAAGCCAAGTTTCTTTAATTCTTTTAAATCCGTATCAGCTTTTAGTTTTAACATGTTTTATATTCATCCTTTTTTACTCTTTCATGAGCTATAATTGATAAAATTTTATAATGATTAGATTCTTTCTTTATATTTTCAAGAATTTCATCATTTGAAATATCTGTATAACCAATTGAATGTTCATTTGGTTCTAAACCTGTTGGAATATCATATTTAATAATATCCCCTACTTCTAATAAATCAGTTAAATACAGTTTTATTCTATTGTTGTCTATTAGATCATTTAATACATCTCTATCCCAATCATCATTTAAATCAAGAATATCTGACGGAGATCCAGCAACACCAAATATTTCTTTATCAAATTTATATATTTTATGTTTTGAATCAATTGAAATTAATTTTGCAATATCCCCATATTCAGTTCTAACGTAAAAATTCATTTCCATACATTTTACCTTTCTTAAATAAAAAATTGTACCAAACTAACTATTGCAAACTCGTACAAATAAAAGTATTTAGAGAGAGTTAGTATAAATGTTAAATGATTATTAATAGTTTTTAATTACAATTATTTAATTTTGAACAAGTTTATTGTGAATTTTATTGATAATGATATTAGTATTAAAGCAGCTGCTAGTAATACTAAGAAAAAATCTAATGGTATTAACCAACAAATAATATCAATTAATGTTTCCGTCATTTTTTTTGCGCTCCTCTATTTCTTCAGACATTTTTTTAATTCCAGCAGTTAATATATTTAATCCTTCAGTAATTCTGTTCATTAAATCTTTTAAAGATTCATCAAGTAATTCATAATCAGTTGAATCAACTTCTTTTTTATGATCACTTATTTTTAGATTTAATTCTTTTTTTCTTTTGTTCATTTTTACTCCTTATTTTATTAAATTTATATTTATCGTAAATTCTTCTGCATTGTCTTTCACAAAACCCTTCTTTATTAGCGATTTCGTACCAATACAGATGTAATTCTTCTCTATCCTTGATAATTGCTGCTTCTAATGGTTTGTACTTGCTAATGGTCTTTAATTCATTTTCTACATAATTCATTAGATGCCTAAGCTGTCCTTTTAAATCACTAATTTGATTATCAATTATTTCAGTCTGTATTGCATAATCATCAAGTTTGTTTCTTCTAATTCCACCACTGACTCTTTCTCCGTCAAACTTTGTCGCTTGAGGTTGAGTTAGATAAAAGATTCTTTCTTTTTCTTGATATAAATAATTTATTTGATTATTTAAATGCTCTATTTCCTCATTAGCTTCAATTATTGTCATTTTTATTCCCCTTTTCATTTGTGAATATTTTTTTAAATAAAGTTTTAATTATAAATGCAATTGCATATATAAAATAAAATACTAATGATAAAAATAGAGATAAAAGTATACAAGCTACTATTATTACTGTTACTATTAACACACTTATCATCCAATCACCTTATTTCTTTTTGCTATTGTTTTCAAATATTCCAAATTGCCTTTTAACAGCCGTTGGTATTTTTCTTAAAAGTTTTAATGCTTTATCATTTGTTTCAATTCTTTTATTTGCTGCTGCTAATGCTGACTTTAAATCAGTCGTATTGTCTAATAATTCTTTATTGCTTAATTTAAGCAGATCATATTTTGCTTTATAATCAATGTTTTTAAAAATTTGTTTCTTTTCAATTAAGTAAATAATTTCTATTACAATACCTAAGCAAAGAAAGATACATAACAATATATTCATTGCATTGCCTCAACTATTGCAGCTGCTGTTGTTATTGGCTTACCACCTTTATGAGTAAGCACTGCGTTAGCTAAGCATCGTTTTTCATTACTATTTGATAATTTTTCGTCTAGTAAATAACAAAATTCCCAATATTTAGTCCAAAATTGAATATCACTCAATTTATTAAAATCTTTCATTGTAAATGTTCTATTAAAGTGTTTTATATTCATACGAATTAAATATTCTGTACTTGAACATCTATCAAAATGATTATCAAATGTAGTTAGAGAAATAATTTTGCCACAAATTGGACATAATACATGTGGATTTAATTCTTTTTCGGCTATTGTAGATAATCCTCTTGTTAACTCATATGGAGATGGATATTCATAATTATTTGAATTAGACTTTAACCATTCAGACAATTTGGAATTAATATCATTGTATGAAAATTCTTCAACAACATTTTGCCATTCAGTTAAGACAGATGCATTTAGTGTAAACGACTGCTTATATGTTTTTAATCTTTGCAATAAATTTCTTGTTTCAGATATTTCCATTTTTACTCCTCTCATAATTTGAAACTGTATTATCTAAATCATCATCATATGATTTATTTTTTCTATTCCAGTTTCTAATAGTAGCTTTCCAATCCTTCATGTGAGTTCTTCCAACCATCCAACCATTACTTTCGTAATAATCTAAGAACTCTTCTGCATCTACTTTAGTAATATTAGAATCAAGAATAAATTTGCTAATGTCTTCAAGCGATGGCTTTTTAAAATTATTTTTTCTTTTTTTCTTTTTTATATTATTTATATTATTATCAGTATCATTATCAGTATCATTATCAGTATCATTATCAGTATCATTATCAGTATCATTATCGGCATTTTTCGCATTGCGATTTTTGCCAATGGATGCGATTGCATTTAATTCTTTCCATCTTTTTTTAGCATTATTCTTGTTTTTTTCACAACGAATAGTATATTTTTCTCTATCACGATCTAAATTACTTTTAATAAAAGCAAAAGCCATTGATATAATAGGATTTGTAATAACTGGGCTTTCTTTTTTAGGATCTAATTCATATTGAAAAATAGTTCTAATTAAAAGTCCTAATTCTTCATCTGATAGATTCGATAGTTTTTCAAAATAATCTGTATATAAAATGAATCCGTGTTTCATATGACCTCCTAATTCATACATTTATCAAATTCGCTTATTGTGTATATTAAAGCTATAGTGAAAATAATAATACCAAGCCATGTAAATCCTATATATTGTCCAGTTATCCAACTATATATTGTTGTTTTTACTGTATCGTGAATAACTATATATAACGCACCTAACCTTGATAAACTTATTAATAATTTTTTCATTTCTTATTCCCCTTTTCATTTATTGATATTTGTTATTGTCTTTTGTTTAAAATATTCAATTGGTATTGTCGTACCAATAATTAAACAATTAGGATATTCTTTTTTCATTTGCTGTTGTAAATCTTTAATTATTTTGTATGATTTGTTATATTTATAACCTGTAATATCTTGAATATCTTTAACAGTGTAAAATAATTTTTCCATATTTAACTCCTATTTTGCAATTAAATTGCAATTATTTATTAAAAAAAATTAGATCATTAATGTTGATTCCATATACTGCAGCGATTTTTAATGCTACCGAAATCGTTGGCTCTGTGGTCATGTGCTCATAACTAAGTAATGCTCTTGGGCTTATTCCAATTAGTTTCGCAGCATCATTTATTAGCAATCCCTTATTTACTCTAGCAGCTTTAATTGTAATTTTCATTTTACCTTATCTCCTTATCTACTTCCATTCTATTGCAGTCTAATTGCAATGTCAACAATTATTTGCAATTTAATTGCAGTAGTGTGTAAAGTATATTGTTTTTATTGCGTTTTAAATGTATAATGTGTATATAAGAAAGGAGCTATATTATGAATGAACTTTATGATGGCAAGATATTTGCTAACAACTTAAATCATTATATGAAAATTAATAATGTTGATAGAAATAAATTATGCAAAGATTTAGGTTTTAAATATACTACTGTTAGAGAGTGGACAAATGGTACAGCTTTTCCTAGAATTGATAAAGTTGAAATGTTAGCAAATTATTTTAATATACAAAAAAGTGATTTAATTGAAGATAATGGACAATCTAATTTAAGTGAGCTTGATGAAGTTCTATTCAGTAAAGCTAAAGAACTTACTGATGATGAAAAAAAAGCCGTTATAACTGTAATGAATGCTATTAAAAAAGATATAGACGAAAAAAAATAGAAAGTGTAGTTATATGATTAGAGAGTTACTAGATGGTTCAATTAGTCAAAATGAATATCTTAATTCAAATAATATAACTATTGTCTATAACAAATTACCTAAAAGAATATATGGATTTGTATTTCTTCATAACGAAGATACTATTGTAGTAATAAACGATTATCTTTCTAACTATAAAAAGAAAAAAACTATTCTTCATGAATTTGCGCATATAGAACTTAACCATTTATACAATAAAAAACGATTATTAGAATTTAAATTAGAAGATATTGAAGACGAAGCTGATAAGTATATTAAAGAATTAGAGAAAGGAAGTGATTATGATGGGATTGTTCGATAAACAAAATGAAAAAATGGCTGAGGCCACTTACGATAAAGATATAAAAAAATATTTAAAAGAAAGAAACGGTAAAACACATGTATTGTTAATAGAGAGTTTTGCTAATTTAACAGCTTTTTCAATAACTGCTGATGATAAATATACAACTCAAATTAATAATATTTTAGATCATATGCAATCTGATGGTTATGAAATTATCGACATCAAGATAAATTCTAGTGAACACGAAGGTGCATTAGGAAACCAAGCAGTGTTTACTCTAGTAACTTATAAGTAAAATAATGCATAAAAAAAGTCTAGTGCGACAACACTAGACAGATTGAAAAGGAGAATAAGAAACGAAAAAATAACCTAAACTCTTTTTCATATACAATTTTATCAAAAAATGCAAAGAAAGTAAAGAAAGAAGCGATATAATATGAACTTAAAAATATATAAAAAAACTAGATATCAATCTATCTATCAAAACATAAAAAATAAAAATTATATTATTGCAATGGCGAATCCAAAATCAACAATTGCTGAAATAGATAATAAAAAAATATTTAGTTTAGATGATGCTATAAAAATACGCGATAATTATAAGACAAAACTTATTAGAAAATCACAAATAGTTCATAGTGATACATTTGAAGAATTATGGGATAAATATATATTCGCATGTCAAAATGAAGAACATCTTGCATATACTACTATTAGACGAAAAAAAATATTCTATTCGGCATATAAACCATTGCAAGATAAAAGAGTTACTAAACTAACTAAAAAAGATATTATAAAATTCATAACTGATTTAGATAAGACTGATAGTCAAAAAAATGAATATTTAAAAACATTAAGAGCTTTCTTTACTTGGTGTGAAAAAGAAAATTATATTATTGTTAACCCTACTTATGGAATTAAAAAAATAAAAGTTCCTGAAACTAAAATGAAATATTGGCTTCCTAATCATTTTAAAGAATTTTTAAAAGTCGTTGATAAAGATATCAATAGTGATAACTTTTATACACAATATAAAGCTAGACTAATTAAAATATTTATTTTAATAGAACTTAATCTTGGTGATAGGCCTGGAGAAACAAGAGCTTTATCATTTGGTGATATATCAAAAGAATATAATACAATATCAATTCATCACTCTATTAATTATGATCCTAATGGTAAAGAATATTATTCAATGACTAAAAACTATCAATCACAAAGAGACTTAGATGTGTCTCCAAAACTAATTGATGAAATATTAGACTATAAAAAGTATATGGAATCATTAAAACTAATTAAGATAACATATAATACACCTATTTTAATAAATTGCCGTACTCTAAGGCCAATTAGTGATACATACCTAAGAAGTATATTCAATTATTATATAAGTGTCGCTAACGTGCCTAAAATAAGATTATATGACTTAAGACACACATATGTAGCAACAATGATGGCTGAAGGTTGGGAATTATATCATATAAGTGAAAGACTAGGTCATAAGTCCTACACTACTACTGTCGATAAGTATGGTCATATAAGCGATAATGTTAGAAAAAAGATAGCAAAAACTACCGATAAATATTACTAAAAAGTGTAAAGTAAAATTCATCTTAGAAATCAAGTGGGAGTAAATCCTGGAGTAAAAAAAATTAAAACCCTTATAAAATAAGGGCTAAATAAGGTCATTATGGTGTTCCGGAGGGGATTCGAACTCCTGACCCACGCCTTAGAAGGGCGTTGCTCTATCCAGCTGAGCTACCAGAACAATAAGAAGATTATACAATATAATTTCTCACATTTCAAGTATTTTTAGTAGTTAGCACAAGGGCTTGTTGAACCAACAGAAAATGTACCAGCTGTACAATTTGCTGTATCGCTCATATTACTACAATAGACTGTATACTTACTACCATTTATAACAATATAGCCAACATCTACTTTATAACGATCTTGATCTGCTCTATTATCTTCTTTAGTATATGGATATGTGACATAAAAATATCCACATGCATTT